CCAAAAGTAGCAAACCTACAACTTCTTCACACCTTTGCTAAACATAGAGGTAAGGGAGTTGGTCGTATTCTTTGCGAGGACTCTCTCCGCTTTGCGAGACAGAACGCTGCTTTGTATTTTAGAGTATCCGCTGAACCTGACGCTGTAAAGTTCTATGAGCGAATTGGGTTCACTATGCTTGGAAAGCAAAAGAGTGGGTGTCAATTATCTATGTTTCGGATTACTGGTGACACCTTCTTTGACGGCGATTATAGTCTAGAAAATAAACCGATCTACGAAGCAGTACACAAAAAAGGCAAGGGAGGATGTGTTGAAGTATTCGCTGACGAACCCCTTGGACTGGAAGGGTTTCTGTAAGTTGTTGATCTAGAAGCAAAAAAAAGGTGTTGACAAATACACCGAAAATAGGTACAATTGTTTTTGTAGGGTTGATACTCTACATAATTTTAATCTAAATGCTAATTACCGAATAGAGGATATGCATAATGTACTTACAATCAAAAGTTATAGTCTATGGTTTTCGCAACATAGAAACTCAAGAAGTTTATATTGGGTATAAACCCGCAGGAAAATCTCACTACGTCAGTTCTTCTGGCAACGCCGATTTCTGGCGTGATTATTCTCAAGGGTTGCTTCGCCAATATATTCTTTTCATTGGCGATGGTTACTATGAAAAAGATCGCCAAATCGCCGAAGCATTAGAGTGGTTTGCACTCGATTATGCGTTTAACGTCTTGGGGGAATCCAAGATGTATAACTCGCATAACAATGCGCACAAAAAGCATGAGTCTCTTCTCACTGCTGAGATTAAGTCCGTTGTCGTCGACTGGATCGAATTCCGTTCGGACGGAATTGTGTTGAGAAACACCTACCAAGAAGATCGGGAAAGAGTTCAAGCAATTGTCGATCGCATAAAGGATAAGTTCTATCCCGTTGAGCAAGTTTCGTTGTCAAAGGTATCTAAGTTCGAAGCCAATCAGGTTCGATGCGAGCAGTACATCCGTTCTCATGTAAACGACATTGCTCAGCGCATTAAAGAGAACCCAGACAACTATGAGAAAAACGTTGACCCCATTGTCACAGTGGTGGGTAAGGATACAACTATCCTTGATGGCAACAACACTGCTCGCGCGTTAGAAAAAGTTCCTGGGATTAGTGAAGCTCCAGTCATTTTCATTAACGAAACTGAGTTTGGTGAAACTGAAGAAGTTCGTGAAAGGTGTTACAACTTGTTCGGTCTTATTATGAACAAGGCACCTGATGTAGTTCGGGTAGAAAATAGTAACTCTGACATCAAGCGTCAGATACAGTTACTTCTCCAAAACGAGAACTTGGACCTTACAAAACCACTTCACGTTGACCGCGCTAGAAAAGTTGTAGAAGATTTCTTTCTACACAGTGTCATCCCCACTAAACAAAAACTCAATGGCGTGTGGAAGTCTTTCATGACTGACTTTGCGAAAGGGCAGTCTGAAAAATATCGACAAAACATGAAAGTCTATGACGACTCATATCTTTCCAGATACTGCTGGGAAAATTATGAGTCAAAAGACGTGGCTGTTATTCACGCTTCAATGTCTAAGACTGAATATGCGCAGGCATTTGCTTACGTTTGTCGTCGTATGAGAAACGTCGACACCAACAAAGGTGCAATTGTGCTTCATTATGCCACTCCCTATGAGTACCAAAAGTACAATGATGGAGTATCGTTGGAAGACCTCAAGTCTACCGTTGAACACACTGGATTAAATATCATAGTGGACGTGCTGCCAGCATTTGATGAATAATCGTAGCATATTTGTAGAGTGGTTCGGTCGCAGTCTTGAAATAGAAGACTGCGACCCTGCATTGTACATGACTAAATACTTCTTTGATCGTTTTGAATACAACAAAGAACAAAGACTCTGGATAACTTGGATTTATGGAACAACTTATTATTGGCCAACTGCCTATGTGGTTTGGAACGAATTCCCCGACATGGAGTTGGTTGGCGTTGATCGCCTTCGCGATTGGAATAACACCAATTATCGCCGCTTGCGTTATCAAACCGACACGAAATGGAATAAAGGACATCTTACAGATCAGTTCGTTTCGTACCAGCGATATGTTGGAGAACGAACACAACACGATGCACTCACACAAGGATTTGTCGGAGACCCCGTAAAGGATTTCTATACTCTTTGGGAGACAGTTAATGCGTTTCACAAATTTGGTAGATACTCTTCTTGGTTTTATATCCAAACGCTCAAACAGTGCTGTGATATTCCAGTTGATGTTGATAGTCTTTGGTTGCACGACTATAGCGGTTCTCGTTCGCATCGTAACGGACTATGTTACGCACTAGGAAAAGAAGATTGGGTAGATCAAAAGTTGGACAAAGATCAAATAGCATTTCTGGAAAGTGAAGCAAAGGAAATGTTAGAAGAAACCAAACTAAAATATCCTCACGTTGCTGATAAGGCAGACTTCTTTGCCATGGAAACCTGCCTCTGCTCCTTCAAAAAACTATTCCGTAGAAAACATGGTCGATATCTTGGATACTACCTTGACCGACAATCAGAAGAGATAAAAAAGGTTGAGAGAGACGGTTGGGATGGGATTGACTGGACACCGATGTGGGATGCCAGAAACGAAACTATTGACCGAGAGTGGTTAAAGGGTAGAATAGACAAAGAACTGTTTAACGTTTTCCTCGATACAGGGGACTTTCATCCCAAAGATAGAGCGAATGGATTAGAGGATTTCTTTGCATGACACCTCAACAAATATTTGATTACAAGAATCGTTGGATGCCTGGATTTGAAGTTACTTTGCACAGCGACCTTGAGCGAGAAGGAAAGGATTGGTGCAAGAGATTAATGGGTAAAGAGTCTTGGCATTTTAAATCTTTCACCAACATATACCAACATTCCTTCTACTTTGAAAAAGAGATCATGGCACAGAACTTTATTATGGAATTCGGGAGATTCACCAACCAATGAAAGTGATCTACCTTATTGGTATTCCTGGAACTGGCAAGTCCACCATCATGAAAGAGTTTATGAAGACTCAATGTGGTGAGTGGAAGCAAGATCGACCTATTGACCTTCTTGACACTCACGTGAATGGTACTGTCCGTATCCTTGGCAAGTATGAGGAAGGCGAGACTTTCAGTGGTACTGATCGTCTGAGCATGGCAGTTGCCCCCAAAGCAATCGAGTGGATCTCCACTCAACCCGACGAACTAATCGTCGGCGAAGGTGATCGTTTGAACAACGCAGGTTTCTTCGAAGCATGCGGCGACAACCTCACCATTATCCACCTAACTGTATCGGACGCTGAACGTGAACGCCGATATAAAGAGCGAGGATCCGACCAGTCTGAGAAATTCATCCAGACTTGCCGCACCAAATGCGCCAACATCCTTGAGCGTTTCGGCGACCAGCAGACCCTGTTCGGGGAGGAGAAAGGATGCGTCATTGAGATGCGTCATGAAACTCCCTCTGACACACAGGAGATAGTCAACTTCATTCTAAGTTGTTGATTTTTAAGAACTTTTTATTACTTTACTTTGTACTGGTTTTCAGCGATAATATCTCTATACTGAAATAAAGGAGATAGTTATGTCAAAGTGGTATGATCGTGGTCGGACAGGCGAGTACCTGTTGGACCAAGTAGAGTCGCTCCTCGACGGGTACATCACCCTCGACCAGTTCGTTGCACGCTGTAAGCAGGTGGGTCTCGACGAAACTGAGATCGACGAAATCCTTGAAGAAGATGTGTTGCTGTAAGTTGTTGTTTTTACACGACTTTTTCAAACTTGTATTTGTACACGGTTTGAGCGATAATATCTGTATTGGTTGAGGAGACACGAGCATGAATGAAGCAAACAAATCTACCCTAGCAAAACTGCTTGCCACCGAGAACATCTCAGTGGTTCAGGACAAGGTTTCGACTGCTTCTTTCGATGTCAAGAATCGTGTACTCACTCTCCCCATGTGGGCAGACGTTTCCAAGCACACCGAGGATCACCTGATCGGACACGAAGTCGGTCACGCGCTCTTCACTCCCCTTGAAGGTTGGCATGACGCTGTGTGCGATCGTGGTCCTTCTTTCAAGTCATATCTCAACGTGGTCGAGGATGCCCGAATCGAGAAGTTGATTCAGCGCAAGTATCCTGGACTGCGTGGTTCTTTCATCAAGTCATACCGCAAACTGTTCGCTGACGGTTTCTTCGGTGCTGACCTTGATACCATTAACAAGATGGGTCTGATCGATCGTATCAACACCTACTTCAAGTGCGGTATGTCTGCTGGCGTTCAGTTCGCAGCAGACGAGAAACACTGGTTGCCGCGCATCGAGAAACTCGAGACGTGGGAAGAAGTTGTTGCCCTCACTGAAGAATTGTTCCAGTTCGCCAAAGAGCAGCAGGAGCAGAAAGAACAGGAAATGGCGAATGACCCCGACACCGACGAAGATGAAGAAGGTGACGAGGATGGTGCTGGCATGTCTGGTGTTGATGACTTCGACGACGAAGAGATGGATGAGTTTGACGAACTCTTCAGCGACAAACCCCAGCAGGAAGAGCAGGGCGAAGAGTCTGATGAAGAAGACGACGCTGATGCGCCCGATTCTGCCACCACTGGCACTGGCGAAGAAACTGCTTCCGAGCAGGATGAAAAGACAGGCACTGAAACTGGTGGCGAGCAGGGTGGGCGATCTGACACTTCAACCGAACAGGCAATCGAGTCTCAGACAGACAAGAACCTGCGCGACAACATCGACCGTGAAGTGTTTCAGAACTTCGACGGTACTGTAAGAAATTGGATACTTCCCAAAGCATCAGGCGATATCGTCGTAGACTACAAGACTGTGCTCGCCGACATCCGATGTGAGTTGATCGCTGGGGAAGATGATACTTCTTCATGGCGATTTTCCACATTAGAGTCTCGTGCAAAAGAGTACAGCGTATATGATAAACACTTCGGCAATATATTGTTCAGTGGTTGGTATAGCAAGAACAAGAAAGCAATCAACCTGATGGTCAAAGAATTCGAGATGCGAAAGTCTGCTGCTGAGTTCCAGCGAGCAACCATCTCCAAGTCTGGTGTCATCGACACCATCAAGATGAACAACTACAAGACTTCAGAAGATATCTTCAAGAAAGTCACCGTTGTACCTGAAGGGAAGAATCACGGTTTCCTGATGTTACTCGACATGTCTGGTTCCATGAACGATGTGTTCTATGACGTGGTCAAGCAGACTCTACTGATGACCATGTTCTGTCGTCAGATCAACGTGCCTTTCCGCGTGTATGGTTTCTCCGATTCTTTGTCCTATAATGGTCGGCGAAATGGCGAAGAAACTGAGGATAACTCTCTTCAATTCAACCAAGATTGCCGACTGATCGAGATCTTCAACGAGAAAATGTCCAAGTCTGACCTTGCTGAAGTCGCAGGTGCACTGCTCGTTGCTGGTGCTTCTCACCACAGCAGGACAGCGGTTAAAGAGTTTGGTTCTCATCCCGATTTGTGCTTCTATGGAAACCGTCTTCGTTGTAACCCTGCTGAAGTATTCAGACTTGGCGGTACTCCTCTTGATACTGCAATCAATCACCTGATTCCGATTGCTCTCGAGTTTCGAACCAAGTATCGTCTGGACAACCTGAACACGATAACCCTGACCGATGGATACTCTCATCCTCTCACAACCAACTCTGGTTGGGATTACGTTGACCATATGGCACGTCAGAGAAATACGATGACTTCTATTCGTTGCGCTTGGAACAACAAGACTTATCGTTGGGGTTGGGTTGGTAATCGCCCTATGGTCGGCACCGAGTTGTACCTCAAGATGTACAAAGATATAACTGGTTCCACTGTACTTGGATACTTCGTCCAGACTGGTGGCAAGGCAAACTTCCAGAAAGTCATTGGTCGTATGACTGGTGTATGGTTTGATGACTCTGAAGCATGGAAGAAGGCAAACAAAGGTGAGCACTACTCCATCGTGGTTCCTGGATATGACGAGATGTTCATCGTCAACCAGAAAGCACTGGTCCCCGTGACCAACGCTATGGATGAAGTTTCTGCTGGCGAGTCAAAGGCAAAGATCCGAACTGCCTTCAAGAAATCAGCGAACAATGCTCTCCGCGCCCGAAAGATGCTTGTCGACATCGTCAAGAGGGTTGCCTAAGTTATTGATTTTACAAGAGTTTTTCAAACTTGTATTTGGGTTCGTTTTGCCGTATAATGGTTATATAGATTGGTGATTAAGTAAAGGAAATGATTATGAGTAAAGCACAACAGTTGGTCGACATCTTCGCTGGTATGTATGGTGATGAACCCCGAACAATATCCAAGGATGAGGTGAAGCGTGTCGCCAAAGAGAATGGTATCCCCTCTCTGTATCGGATCTTGAATGCTAACAACCTTGCTGAAAATGGCGAATACCACTTTCCGCCTATTGGCAAGTCAGTTGTGCCTCGTGCGACGACACGCAAGGTGTCTGCTCCCAAACCAGTTGCTGTGGTTGCTCCTGCACCTACTCAACAGACCGCGAGTTTGTCTGTGAACAGTGACGGGTTTACCGATAACTTGGTCCCTGTCAAAGACGACTTGTATGTCCCCTTCGGCAACTTCAAGATGGTTCGGGATATTATCAAGTCCAATATGTTCTATCCTATCTTCATTACTGGTCTGTCTGGTAATGGCAAGACCTATATGGTTGAGCAGGCATGTGCTCACACCAAACGTGAAGTCATCCGTGTCAACTTCACCGTCGAGACAGACGAGGATGACCTGATCGGTGGTTTCCGACTCGTTGATGGCGAGACCAAGTTCTTTAAAGGTCCAGTAATCAAGGCAATGGAGCAAGGTGCTGTCCTGCTCTGTGACGAGATTGACCTCGCTAATCCTGCGAAAGTCATGTGTCTTCAGTCTATCCTTGAGGGCAAGGGATACTTCATCAAGAAAACTGGTGAGTACATTCAACCTGCCTCTGGATTCACCGTGGTTGCTACTGCCAACACCAAGGGTAAAGGATCAGACGATGGTCGGTTCATCGGTACTAACATCCTCAACGAAGCATTCCTTGAGCGATACCCGATTACCTGTGAACAGGAGTATCCTTCTGCTGCTGTCGAACGCAAGATTCTCGACAAACTGGCAGAGTCGATTGGTGTCGAAGATACCGAGTATCTCCAGAAGTTGGTTGACTGGGCAGATATTATCCGCAAGACTTTCATGGACGGTGGTGTTGATGAGATCATCTCGACTCGCCGACTGGTCCACATCGTCAAAGCATACGCCATCTTCGGTGACCGTATGACTGCGATCGAGATGTGCACCAACCGTTTCGACGAAGAGACCAAGTTGTCCTTCCGTGACTTGTACACGAAGGTGGACGAGACCGTGAGTCTAGAATCTGAAGAAAATGTTAATGAAACACTTGACATCTGATTCTACTTGTGTATAATAGTATTTGTTGCTTGTAAAGGAGATCGTGATGCAACTAAATGAAACAACTATGGAAGTTCTGAAGAACTTCGCCAGTATCCAAAAGAACCTTCTAATCCCAGAAGGTGATACTGTTAAGACGATTGCAGATGCCAAGAACGTAATGGCAGTTGCAAAACTGAATCAGTCTTTCGATAAGTCTTTTGGAATTTATGATGTAGACCAGTTCTTGTCTGCTTTGGGTTTGGTAGATGACCCGACTCTAGACCTTGGTGATAGGTTTGTAACTGTCAAGGATTCTAGCGGTCGATCAAGTGTGAAGTATTTCTACTCCGATGCAGATATCCTAACTACTGTTTCCAAAGATATTCCTATGCCCGAGTCTGAAGTTCGCTTCAAACTGGACGAGGCAACTTTGGGACGGGTTCGACGTGCCGCTGGTACGTTGGGTCACGAGAAGATGACAATTACTGCTACCGAAGGTGGGGTTCTGTTGTCTGTTGTTGATAACACAGACGATACTTCCAACGCTTTCAGTATCACGGTTCCAGGTTCATACGATTCAGAGAACTTCTCTTTCGTTATGAACATTGCTAACCTTCAATTGTTATCTGGTAATTATGATGTTGAGGTTTCCTCTCGTCTGATTTCCAAGTTTACTAACGAAAGCATTGATGTATGTTACTACATCGCTCTTGAAAAATCCTCAACTTACGGAGAATAATCTCATGGCAGAAAAAGAAAAGACATTCAAGGTCGACGATGTTCGCCCAATCTACGACGCTTCTTTCCGAGCATCGCGTACTATGATCTCAGTGATCGATGCTATGTGTGGTCGTGGCGCAGTAAAGGGTGAGGAGTTGTCCGCTGTTGGTCAATTGCGCGACCAGTGTGTACAAATCGCCCAGATGTGTGAACAGTTCCACTCTGAAAACGAGTAATGATCTTCGATAAGTCTGAATACGATTTCGTGGATGCTCTTGAAAGTAATTGGAAAGGCATTCGCGAAGAGTATTATCAATCTACTCTAGAACATATGCAGTGGTTTGAACCAGACTTAAACGAAGATAAGAAGTGGCAAGTATTACCAATCTATGATTGGCCAATGGGACTGGCGGTTGAAGGGTACGCGGAAAACCTTCCCTTCACTAAAGGTATCATCGACAAGCATATCCCTTATCACCGTGCAGCGAGTTTCTCTCGGTTACAAGCAGGAGCGTTTGTTCCTGAACATAACGGTATAAGGGGAGATTGGCATAGGTTGCATTTAGGCATAGACATACCAGAAGGTGATTGTGGTATTACTATTGGCGGTGCACCCTATAAATGGAAGAATGGAGAGTGTATGGTGTTCGATGATTATGAACGCCACTCTGCTTGGAACAAAACCGATCAAGATCGGATTGTATTGATAATAGACTTTATACCATGAGAATTCTTCGGAGATTGGCGCAGTCTGGTAGCGCATTCGCTTTGGGAGCGAAGGGTCGTAGGTTCGAATCCTACATCTCCGACCAGAATAAGGTATCGTGTTCGCCTTCAACAAAGAACACATTAACTGAAACAGTCAAATATGGAGTTATATGATGACTAAGACTGAACGTGTGCTTGAGGCACTTCAAAACGGTGAGCAACTGACTGCTAAGCAAATCGCTGCTCGTTTCTCTTCTGGCAATCCTCGTGAGGTTGTTCGAAGTCTTCGTTCAAAGGGTTATGCTATCTATGCAAACCAGCGAACGAACAGCAAGGGTGAGTCAAAGACTTTCTACCGTCTTGGTACTCCTACTCGTGCCATGGTTGCTGCTGCATATGCCGCTGTAGGCGCAGCATAAACCTTTGAGGTTTGCCCCACCTCTACCAAACGGGGCATTTATTTCCTCCCTTGCTCTTTTCTAGAGCATTTTAAGTATAAATAACTTCGAATTGATCTGATTCCAACTCACAGTATTTCTCGTCATTACTTTAGAACAATAATAATTTCTATATTAAGGTAATGATATGCACCAATTAGATAAATCATTAATCCGCATATGCATATTTGCGGTAATAGCGACATTTGTTGTCAGTATGATGCCTGCACTCGTCTACGGTCAAGAAGAATCGTTAAACGACGTTATACGAACAGAGTCTATTACAGATAGCACTGTCACAACTAACGGTAATACTACTACTCGATTGAAGTCGCCTCCTGCTTCGGCAATCACCCCAACAATAAATACTTCTAACTCTGACCTTTGTACCTTTGGAGTTGCTGGCGCGATACAAACTCAGATATTGGGTGTGTCCACAGGAACTCAGTTCACAGATGAAAACTGTGAACGACTAAAGAATGCCAAAACTCTGTACGATATGGGCATGAAGGTTGCCGCTGTTTCTGTTATGTGTCAAGACGAAAGAGTTTTCAATGCTATGATGCATGCGGGAACCCCTTGCCCATATGATGGGTTAATCGGCGCAGAAGCAAAGGCAGCGTGGTTGGCAGAAGGTAAAAGTGTCGAGAGTCCAGCGGAAGAGGCAGGGATAGATGAAAAGACAAAAGATACAGCAGTTGCTAGTGGCGGTATCGCTGGTTTGTTGGCACTCTTACTCTTACTCTGAGCAAGTATTCGGTACGACTAATAATGCCTCACGAGCAGGGTATAATTGGGTGATGACCAATATACTGCCTGCACAAGCAGGGTTGACTGTCAACGGAGTGGTGTATCAATATACCACCGTAAAAGAAGAACAAGACCAAATGGTGGTTCACGTTCAAAACGAGAACCCGATAGATGGCGGATATACATTCAGGAGTTCTGACGATTGGTCAGGTATTCCAGGGAACACAATCAATAAGATTGTGCCCGTTGCTAGAATCCCGATACAATATTGGGGGGAAGGTTCGATAGAGGTAGAGGGAAATGGAGAGGTGACCGACCCATTTGTGTTCTACTCTTATCAATACGATACTTGTTTTGACCCACAATCAAACCCAGATTGTCCTGGATATAAAGTTGAGGTTCCAGACATACCCTCAGTACAAATTGTGGACCCCCTTGACGATCAATTTGTTCAAGATGAAATTGACAGGGATATGATGATGCGTGACGAAGATGAAGAAGAACGTACTCGAAAAGAAGTTGCGCAAGATGATGAAGAAAGAGAAGAGGAAATAGATTTAGAGAATGTTTTGGGTATCGTGAATCGCTCATTACAGACAGCAGAAGATACCGCAAAGCACAATCAACAGATGGCACTGAATCAGTTTTCGCAAGGGTACTTTGTACAATTACCCGATACAATATATGAAGAAACAACTACATTGAAAGACGCGACGTTACCGAGAAATAAACGTGGTCGTCGTTTGGAATTTACACAACAATTATTGCATCAACAATTAGTGAAAAGTCAATATAAACTAGGAGAACGATAATGTTCAAGAAAACGATAGTCGCTACTATGCTCTCGGCATCTTTTTGTGCTCAGGCGATAGAGACTCCAATCATAGGTAACGTGGAGTCTAAATGCGTTGTCACAACAGATAAGCAGGGTGTCTATGGAAACCCAACCTCTGACGTGTTGAGTACTGACGCAGCAGATGGTGGAGTTGAACCAGTAGTTCGGTACGACGTAATCATAGCAGATGCTTACAAAGCAGTTATAACCCATCCAACTTCTTTCTCGCAGAGTCCAACGTTGAATGACACCGTAGCATGGACAGGTTCTACTTCTGTAGAAGCAGTTTCTGATGCTCAGATGTCTGCCTATGATAATGATAAAATTGTGTACGAGTCGACCACTGAAGTAGATCTTTCTTACACTGGTAGCACTTGGTTCAAAGTAAGTTCAGAAGCAAGTTACGGGTTTAACAAAGCATTCCCTGGTGGAACCTACACTGCAATTGTACAAGCATCTTGTATAGCATTGTAAACCATGATATATGTTATGGCATTGCTGGCATCCTTCTTTAGTGGGCAAGTATTTGCTCACGAATGGGTGCCAACTTATCCTAAGTTGGAACTATCTTCTGTTCCATCTATTTTACGTGCTGAAATGCACCTACTTAATCGAAGAGAGGACGTAGAGTATTATTCTTTTGAAGTGTTTGATGAAGATTTTGAACCAGTACCATTCGCCGCTACCCAGAGAACTGTGAGACTAAAGTATCTGGATAGAAAAAATGTAAATATTTACATAAGAGTTAGAGATGCGGACAAGGTAGTTTACATATGTTCTAGATCTGAAATTGTTGCTGACAAAGAAACTAGAACTGTAGTTTCTTCTAGAATATGCTCTAAAGTGAAATGAGAAGAGTATTAGTTGTATTCGTATATTTCATATTTGGGTTTTGGGTTGGTTCTGCATATGCGCAATCCAACGGAATAAACCTGAGTATACCTCAGAGTGGGCAGAACTTTCAAAACGATCGCGTGAGAGCGGGTGATGTTGAGTGTTCTGCTGCTATAGGTTCTTCGACTAACGTTGAGTTTGGTGTAGTTGGAATCATGAATCAAAATGATCCTCTCTACAACTTAGCAAGTAGTGATCCAAACTTTTATTATAATAACAATGACTTTGTAAGAGATGTTGGTGTCTATGGAAAGATAACTATCCCGATTGGTGCGCCAAAGAAGAGATTGAATTGTGATGCTTTGTATCAACTAGAGTTAGAAAAGAAACGACTTGAAGTTATAAAGTTAAGGCAAGAAATACAAAACTTACAAAACCTACAATTCGAGAAATAGGGGGAATTATGGAAATTATCCTAGACTTAATGATCACTTGGTGGCAGTTTACTATTGTCGGAGCACTCATACTTGTTGGACTTTGTGTTAACATGTTTGGTGTCGACAACGACAAAGAACTAATTGGTTTTAGCGCAAAGGAAATGCCTCACATGCAACCTATCGTCATTCCCACAGCTGGGAAGGGATTCTGGGGAGCAATATTCCTGTGGTTGATGGGTACTCGCACTTGGACGATTACCAAAGATTATCACTTCACCATTCACGGTCAAAACTATGTGATACCAAAAGGGTTCACTTTTGACGGGGCATCGGTTCCTAAGTTTTTAGCATCATGGTTGTCTCCCGTTGGTGTACTTTTAGTTGGGGGTTTGGTACACGACTACATCTACAAATATGAGATGCTACTAAAGAAAGGAGGAAAGGAGACTTCTCATACCCTCACTCAGAAAGATGCAGATATCATCTTCCGTGATATTAACATCGAGCAAAATGGTTTTCATCTCATGAATTACTTAGCATACTGGGCACTTCGCTTAGGAGGTTTTGTGGCATGGAACGGACACCGTAAACGCAACTGTAAAATAGGAGAATAATATGGACTGGTTAAAAGGAAGACTCGGGGAAAGAACTTCATTAGATGGCGCAGTATTGATTGCCATTGGAGGTTCTGTTTTACTTCTCGGTCCATTGGCAAAATGGGCAGCACTAGGTGCAATCGGTTACGGCATCTGGACGTTACTCAAGAAGGGATAAAAAATGGCAGAATTTGAATTCGCCGGAATGACATTTAGAGGAGGAAAGGCAGTGGTCTTGGTCACTGCCCTTTCAACTTTGGGTGGTGGTGCATGGGGTGCGTTCGAATTTTATAATGACTATCGCAACATGAAGGCACAGATAGAAGAATATGTTGCTCCAGATTTATCGCACATTGAACAAGAATTAGCAGTTCAAAGCGAAACAATGGCATCCTTACAAGCATTGGTTGAACAGATGGAGAAGAAGTTGGATGCCACTGAAGAGAAATTGAATGATGATATGGACAAAGTAGAAGCACTTGCTCGTAAAGTAGACGATGAAACTGCTTCGACTCAACGAGAACTCAGGGATGATGTTTATGCGATTGAGCAAAAGGTTAATGATAGATTGAGAACTGTGGACCAAGACATTCGTGATGTCAGGAAGGATCTTGAAGAAAAGATTCAACTCATACTAGACAATCCATTAAATAACTAGGAGTCCGGAATGTCAGAAGAAGAAAAGGCAGGGTTTCACCCAGCAGATACTAATGGTGATGGCAAGGTTAGCGAAGAAGAGCATGCAATGTATATGGAATTTCGCCGCAAGGAACTTGAAGACCAAGATGCTATGCGGGACGCACAACGAAGCATGACTTGGTTTGCTCTTGCTGGTATGTTAATGTATCCATTCGCCGTTGTCGGTACGGAATTTATCGGTATGGACAAAGCAGCAAATATTCTTGGCGACATGGCACCTACATACTTTGTCGCTGTTGCTGGTTTGGTTGCAGCGTTCTTTGGTGCTCAAGCATGGTCCGGAAAAAAGTAGTTGCTTTTTCATTATAGATAAAGTATAATTACTACAGTCTCGAGATGACTCTAAACTCGCTCTGGTCGGTACGCACCGTCACCTGAGTATGTGAAAAACTGCTCAACACACAACACAACACACAAGGAGACTATTATGTCTAATCCATATGAACTTAGGTTTGAAATTTTCCAACAAGCGAAAGAAATCCTCATAGACGAGTATCACGCAAAAAGAGATGCGGTGTTACACCAATATGAGATGGAAGAGGAGGCATTCTACCCTGACATGCCAGAGTACCCTTCCTTTGATTCTATCGTTAAAATGGCGAAAGAAATCAACCATTACGTTTCAAAGAGTTGAGTTTTACTACCTGAGCATGTGGTAAAACTGCTCGATTTAATGGAGTTTTGTTATGAAAATTGCTGTTACTGGAGTCGGAATTGTTTCTCCCATCGGGAGCAATTTGTCCGAAAATATGCAGAACCTCTTTGACATGACAGTAGGTTCGTCAGATAACAGAATCCCGCCTGATAACTTATCATCGGAATTGATTAAAAGCACTAAAATATTCTATTCTCAATATACTGATGAGCAAGCAAGTCAGCACATCAATCTAAAAGAACTCCGTTACTCTGACCCTGTCATTAAAACTAGCATGATGGCAGTTGACGAAGCAGTACAGATGAGTGGGATAGACTTACCGAAAGAGACCCCTGTGGTTGTAGGGAGCATCCAGGGTGGAGTCACCACTTACAATGCTTGGGTTGATAAACTATCAAGAAAGGCATCAAGGAAGGTTCACCCAAAAGTCCTTTTGAGTAGTTCTCATGAATATATCGGCAATCTTATCTCAGAAAGATACCAGATACATGGTCCTTCCTGCGTTGTTTCTGCTACTTGTATCAGTGGCGTTCAATCATTAGAGTTTGGTAGAAATTATTTGATGCAAGGACACGATTGTGCCATAATCGGTGCTTCTGATCATATGACTGCCAGTCTCACTATGTACTATTTTGAACAGTTGGGTGCGTTAAGTCCAACCTCTGAGGTTAAACCATGGGACGTTTCTCGTAATGGGACGGTGATGGGCGAGGGTAGTGTTTATCTCGTAATAGAACCACTTGACTCTGCACTTAAAAGAAAGGCAAAGATTCGCTGGGTCATCGACGGTATCGCGACTTCTAGTGACGCAGGGCATCCGACTGCTCCTTCTCCTGAAGGTATCGGTGGGAAGATAGCAATTAAAGAAGCGATGAGGCAGTCTAATGTTGCCCCCAAGGATTACTCTGTATTGAACGCTCACGGTACAGGCACTGTATTGGGCGACCCTATTGAGTATAATGTTCTTCGTCATTTCTACGATTCTGGTAAAATTTATAGCAACAAAGGGCAGATAGGTCATTTGATGGGTGCTAGTTGCCTTGCTGAGTTGGTGCTTGGTGCCGAAGCGATGATAGAAGATTGGATTCCAGGTAACGCAGGATTGCAAGAACCATTTCCCAATGATGGGCACTTTGAGTTTATGTTCTCTCCCCAAAAATATTCATACAACCATATGATGAAAACCAGTTTTGGTTTTGGGGGACGTTGTTCAGCAGTGAGTGTGAGAAAATCATGATAAGTCTTTGTATTCCGTACTATGAAGATCCTAACAGACTTCGCAGTATCCTCATGAACGATTGGATAGAACTTTTCGATGAAGTGATTATTGTTGATGATGGTTCTGTTGAGTATCCAGCGAAACCAATCATTGAAGAGTTTGAAGATGAGGGCATATTTTGGTATGCTAATTTATCTCTCTATCGAGTGATACACGACCTTGGATTCAATGCTCATGGTGCCCGTAATCTCGCCGCCAAAGAAGCAACTAGCGACTGGTTGTTCTTTATGGACGTGGATATGGAGTTGACTGAAGGATTCTGTAAAGAACTCTTCGAGAGAGTCGAGAGCACTCCAGAGGGCGAGTTTATAGTCTGTAGGGTACTTGGCCAAGACTGTATAAACATATTCTGTGTGCGCTCGGAGGACTTCTGGAAGGCAGGAGGATACGACGAGGAGACTAAAGGGTATCATTTGGGCGATAGAATGTTCAGGGAGAGACTAGATTCCTTTTGCAAACCAGTTCTGACCGACACCAATTTGCCGTGTAACAGAATGGCAAGAAAGAAGTATGCAGATGATACCATAACAGGCACGATGTACCCAGATGATCGCACCGTTGTAGAGAGAAATGTTAAACACATTAAACCAATATTGAAGATGATAGAGGAGAGAAACAAAGACCCCAAATTATGGGTTAAAATACCTAAAATTTGTTTTGACTGGGAAAAGATTTTTTAGTATAATTGTTGCATTGACGTTGGAGATATATTATGATGAATGACTTGTGGTGCGAAAAGTACCGTCCTTCCACTATTGATGAGTGTATCCTTCCCCAGAACCTCAAGGATACCTTTAAGGAAATCGTTGCCACTGGCGAAGTTCCAAATATGCTTTTCACTGGTACAGCAGGTCTTGGCAAGACGACCGTTGCTCGTGCCATCTGTAACGAACTTGACCTTGACTACATTCTGATCAACGCGTCAGAGTCTGGCAACATCGACACTCTCCGTGGCAAGATCAAGCAGTTCGCTTCTACCATTTCTCTTCAAGGTGGGTATAAGGTTGTAATCCTCGATGAGGCAGACTACTTAAACGCACAATCTACTCAACCTGCTTTGCGTGGATTCATTGAAGAGTTTTCTAACAACTGTCGGTTTATCCTGACGTGTAACTTTAAAAATAAGATCATCGAACCACTCCACTCGCGATGTGGCGTTGTTGAGTTCAATACTTCTAAGAAGGATATGGTTCAACTGTGTGGTCAGTTCATGCAACGGGTTATGAGCATCTTGAAAGACGAAGGTGTGTCGGTCTCTAATCCTGATTTGGTTGCAGAACTAATCATGCGCCATGCGCCCGATTGGCGTCGTATCCTCAACGAACTCCAACGCCACTCGCGAGGTGGAGAACTACAACTTGATGTACTGAGTGGTTCTACCTCTGGTAATATCGCAGACCTGTTTAAGCACCTCAAAGGTAAAGACTTCAAACAAATGCGTCAGTGGGTTGCTAACAACATGGATGTAGATTCTTCTGCTATCTTTCGAGGAATCTATGATACAATGAATGATAATGTGACACCGAACAGCATCCCACAGTTGGTGTTGATTCTTGCTGACTATCAGTTCAAGGCAGCATTTGTTGCTGATGCGGAGTTGAACGTGGTTGCTTGTATGACGGAGGTAATGGCCAATGTCGAGTTCATCTAAGGTAAACTATAAGTTCCGCGAAGATAAGTTGATTGAAGAGTTCAAGAACTATATTGATTCGACTTATAGTGGGCATTATGGACAAGGTGGTCTACAGTCATCAGAAGTTATCGTTGATCGTGGGCATGGTCTTGGTTTCTTCCTTGGCAATGTTGATAAGTATAATGGCAGGTACGGTAAAAAGGGCACACCTGACGATCATCGCAAAGACATCATAAAAATTATTCACTATGGTTTCCTTGCTCTTTACGAACATGATAGAATTCATGGTGATATTTAATGGATTGGGATTTTGATGAAAATGAGATGGACCCTGAGTTCACCTCAGAGTTAACCAGAAAACTCTATGAGTTGATGATTGCTCTTAACAAAACCAGCATAGAACATTTCAATACATTTTCTTTGAAAGAGTTGAGCGCAATAAAAGAATTCTATGGCGGTAGTCTGGTATATTCAATCTACAAAGATGTGGACTTTGTGCTGCGTGAACCAAAACCATCGGATACAATACACTAATGAAGATTTTACTTACAGGAACCAAAGGATATCGAAAGGGATTTATTGCAAGTCGTTTCATTGAGTTGTATGAAAATTCTTATGATATTACAGAGTACGAAGGCGACATTCGCGAATTTGAAATAAACATGTTTGATGATGTTGACTTGGTGCTACACCTTGCTGCTATGGCAGGTGTTCGCCGCTCTCATCTTGAACCAGATTTGTTCTGGGACGTGAATGTAATGGCGTCTCAAAAAATATTTCACCAATGCGAGGAGGCAAGAATACCAGTGCTGTATGCTTCTTCCTCTTCGATCTATGAGTGGTGGTTGTCGCCCTATGCATCTACGAAGTGGATGATGGAATTTATCGCGCCACCAAACACTCTGGGTCTCAGGTTTCATACAGTCTATGGACCAAACAGTCGAAAGGACATGCTGTATGAAATGTTGAAAGAAAAGAACGTCAAGTATTTGACTAACCACACACGTGACTGGACGCACGTTGACGATATTTGCTCTGCTATTGATATCTGTATCAAAAATTTTGACGAGATTAAAGAGTATCGAGCAATTGACGTTGGTAATGGTCAACCAGTGACAGTGGTTGATATGGCGAATAAAGTTTGGCCAGATAATAACCTGCCTGTCAAAGAAGTTACTGGCGAACGAGAAGATACTTGCGCTAACCCTAAAATTTTATTACAATATGGTTGGGAACCAAAGCACCATATATTGGAAGATGATCATGAATCCATTTGAATTTTTGAACAGCATCACCTACAATAAACAAGACCTGATGGTAGATGAGGAAACGGAAAAGGCATACAATTCATTCCTAGTCAACCGTGGTCTATCGTATTTTCAAGATACGGTTCTACTGGCAAACGAGATGAACTGTAATCACCACCTTGACGAAAAGTTGCAGTATGATTTCCTGCGCAACATTGTTCGCAAAAGGAAGCGATTCAGCAAGTGGGCGAAAAAGGATACGATAGACTCAATTGAGGTTATCAAAGAATATTATGGGTACAGCAACTCCAAAGCAGAGTCAGTTGCTGACCTGATTAGTCCGGAGCAGTTAGATTATATGCGAAGCAAGTTGTCAAAAGGTGGTATCTAGAGTTAAATGTTTATAAATATTACTTGTATTGTTTGTCATGACAATAATTCCTATAATTTGACTTGGACTCTATTATGTACGAAGCTGTATATTGGTCTCCGCAAGATATGCTTGAGATCACTCTGAACGAACCAGACGACTTTCTCAAAGTAAGAGAAACCCTAACGAGAATCGGCATTGCCTCTCGTAAAGACAAAAAACTATTTCAATCTTGTCATATCCTCCACAAGCAAGGAAGGTATTTTATAGTACACTTCAAAGAATTGTTCCTCCTTGATGGCAAGAAATCTAATTTAGAAGAATCAGACCTCCAAAGAAGGAACACCATAGCGACCCTTCTTAGTGACTGGGGTCTTGTTAACATTGTCGACTCCTCTAAGGTGAAAGATAAAGCACCTATAAGGCAAATTAAAGTTGTTTCGTTTCGTGAAAAGGATGAGTGGGAACTTTGTCAGAAATACAATATAGGAAACAAACCCACAAACTAATATATGATTGATGCTTACATGCTAGTGGATTTTAACAATCCACTCTCTTTGCAATATATGAATTTATCTTTGGAGTCTTTCTCTGCTGTAGATGATATAGTAAAAATTACCCCTGTACAGTGTACGACTCCAGAAACTCTCCCTATAAGGTTCCAAAAAAACGAGGAACCTTTGCCACCTTACATAGACAGAAACAACCCCAACGATGTTTTAAGACCAAGATATTTTGGTGGAAGTTTTTGTGATACTGGTACATATCAAGCAATTATGTATTCTCAGTACCAATTAATACAAAGGATAGCAAACGGAGAACCAATTGCTATTATGGAGCATGACGCTGCTCTTGTGAACGAAGATTCTTTCAGGGAAATGGTTGATTTATTTTGGGCACAGGTTGATGTGTTTATTCCTGGTGCTTGTTTAGAATTTTTTGGTTTAAGTCAGAAGTATGCTAAATGGATGGTTGATGTGTTAGACAACTTCCCTACTTTTGGTAAACCCAATTCCCATCATAACAGACTTTCTGGAGCGTATGGTATTATTTCATCTTGTATGCAAAAAGAAAAATTTGACTTTGACATGTCCTGTAATTTCCTCTTACCAACAAAAAGATCCAACTTGGATAAAATCTGTCTGTCTTTCATACCTAGAAACTCAGAATATGGAATAGGACATTTATTCGACCCTGCTTGTAAACAATTTTTATTTGACACTTTAGAAAATACTAACGAAATGGTATATGATTTAAATGCTAAAAACCACGATCATGATGTTGGCGTTGATGCTAATACTGTTAGTGGATATTACTGGTCTAGAGATTTTGTAGTTGTTGAAAAGCCAAAAGAAATATAGTATACTATAGTCTATGAGATTCTATACTAATATTTCCCGCATAGGTAACAGCATTTGTTATCGAGGATACAAGGATGGTGTCCGAGAGCAATTCAGAGATTCCTTCAATCCTGTCATGTATTTGACCTCTCGTAAAACTGATTGTGAGTGGCGAACTCTTGATGGTCGTTGCGTCGAACCTATGGTGTTTGACAGTATGTCTGAAGCGACCGACTTTGCAAAACGTTATGAAAACGTTGATTCCCTCGAAGCACACGGTAATACCAACTTTGCCGCTCAGTACATTCAAAAGAATTATCCGAAAGACATACAATACGATTCTTCTGTAATCAAGATAGCAAACATTGATATCGAGGTTGCCTCAGATGATGGATTCCCAGAACCAGAACGTGCTGATGCTGAGGTACAATCGATTTGTTTGAAATACTTTGGCAAAAAGACAGTTTACATCTGGGCACTCGAAGAAAAATACGATCCATTCAAAACTCAGCTGGACATTAATCCTGAAGATATTATCTTCATCAAGTGCGATGGCGAACTTGATCTGATATTAAAATTTATTCAGTTCTGGAATCATAAAGATACCTGCCCAGACGTTGTAACAGGTTGGAACGTGCGTATGTTTGACCTGCCCTATCTTATCAATCGAACTAACCGATTGATTGGTGTTGACACTTCCAAGAAAATGTCTCCTTGGAACATGGTTCGCGAAAAACAAGTCAGTCTACAGGGTAGGACTCAACAGGTTTATGATATTGTAGGCATTGAGCAGTTGGATTACTGGGACTTGTTCCAAAAGTTTGGTGTTTATTCCTATGGTGTGCAAGAGTCTTACAAACTCGATCATATCTCCAACGTGGTACTCGGTGAAAAGAAACTGTCATACGAAGAGCATGGCAATCTGTACACGCTGTATAAAGAGGACTACCAGAAGTTTATTGATTATAATATCAAAGACGTTTTGTTAGTAGAACGCATTGACGAGAAGATGGGTCTGATCGACCTCGCTATGACTATTGCTTACAAGGGTGGTTGTAACTATCAGGAAGCATTCGGTACTACGCAACTCTGGGACACCTACATTTATCGCGAACTTTGTAGTCGTAAGATTGTTGTCCCTCCCAAAATGGATCATGGTAAAGTCGACTTTGGTGGTGGTTTTGTAAAGGCACCACAAATTGGTCGCCACTCTTGGGTTGTTTCTTTTGACTTGAACTCTCTGTACCCTCATCTTATCATGCAGTACAATATGTCTCCTGAGACTATCGTGCCAACTCGCACCTCTGGTGTTACTGTAGACAACTGCCTTGATAAAACTCGTCCCGATTCTAAATCCCCAACGGATTGTATCGCCGCCAACGGTGTTCACTTCAGCAAAGATGAACGTGGTGTTCTTCCCTCTATTATTGATGGGTTGTATTCTGAAAGAAAGCAGATTAAAAAGAATATGCTTGGTGCACAATCTCAGGTTGAAAAAGGTGTTGCTGGTGCTGAGAAAGAGATAACGAAACTCGACACTCAGCAGATGGCGATTAAGATTATGATGAACTCACTCTATGGTGCACTCGGCAACAGGTGGTTCAGATACTATGACATTCGCATGGCAGAGGCAATTACCATGTCAGGTCAGTTGTCCATCCGCTGGGCAGAAAAGGCAGTGAACGAGTATATGAACAAGATCGTTGGTACTAAAGACTTTGACTATGTTATCGCGATTGACACTGACTCGGTGTATGTAAACTTCGGTCCGCTCGTTGACAAGATGGGTCTAACCGACACTAAACAGATAGTGAAAGTGCTGTCGCAGATTGGTGAAGAGAAGTTTGAACCACTGTTTGAGCGATCATACTCTGACCTTGCCAACTACATGAACGCATACGCCAACAAGATGGTGATGGGTCGTGAGGCAATCGCCGATGCTGGTATCTGGACTGCCAAGAAACGCTACATCCTCAACGTGCACAACAACGAGGGTGTCCAGTATGCCAAACCTAAATTGAAGATCATGGGTATCGAGGCAGTCAAGTCATCCACTCCCGCCTCCTGTCGTGATGCACTGAAGGGTCTGTTCAAGGTGATGATCACTGGCACTGAGAAGCAGACGCAGGACGCCATTAAACTATTCAAAAATCATTTTAAAAGTCTCTCCCCTGATGAAGTCGCATTCCCTCGTGGTGTGTCAGACATAGGAAAATGGCGAGATGCCTCGACAGTGTACAAGAAAGGTTGTCCGATCCACGTCCGTGGTTCTCTATTATACAACAAATTACTACTTGACAATAGGTTAGAAAAAAGGTATAATACTATCAAAGATGGCGAGAAGATTAAATTCCTCTATCTTGACAAGAAGAACCCTATGAAGGAAAACGTGATAGCATTCTATGATTTCCTTCCGAAAGAGTTTGGATTACACAAATATATTGATTATGATACACAATTTGAGAAGGCATTTCTCGCCGTTGTTCGCCCAGTCTTGGAGGCGATCGGTTGGACAGAGGAGGAAGTCATCTCGCTTGAGGACTTTTTTGGGTAATGTATTCCCTGACAATTTTTCGTAATGCGTTCGACAATAAAACGCACAGAAAGATGGACTTTCCCGATTGGGAAGGTCTTGTCGCATTGCTAGAAAAATTGAGTAAAGTTTCCCTATCAGGAAAGAAAGAAGCGCAACTGATCAGTCCAGCAGTTTACAAAGAAGGGACCACACGTGCTAACAAAAATGTTGAATGCTGGGCAAACTGGGCATGTGTTGATGTCGACGATTATGAAGGGGACATAGAAGATGTACTTAATCGGTTTTCAAATAATAACATTGTGGTTTACTCTACTGCTTCATCTACACCTGAAAAAATTAAATTCAGAATTGTCTTTGATCTCGATAGAGCAGTTGGAAAAGAAGAGATCAAAAAATTCTGGTTTGCTCTTAATAAATCCATTGGCGATCTTGGAGACGCACAGACAAAAGACAGTTCGCGAATGTATTACATCCCAGCGGATTACGTTGATGCTTTTAATTTTTTCTACACTAGGACTGGCGAACCAATTTCTGT